CGAGATGAGCGCTAGTCTCGTGGGCTCGGAGATGTGTATAAGAGACAGCTACACTACTTTAAATCACTAAAGCGATTGTTAAATTATTCACACGCTTTAGCACTTAAAAGCATTAAAGCGCTTATATGTGTAGTGACGGGCATTGCATGAATAGCATACACTTTGCCACTTTAGAGTACTAAACCAATTGTCATTAAATTAACAGTCAACATTTATCCATATAATTTGCAACAAAATTGCATGGTATTATTTCTAACGTATGTTATAATATAATTGTAAAGAGGAAAGGGAAATAAAAGAAAATCCCATTCCAAAACAAAAACATAAAAGAGAGGTATTTTATTATGACTAATTGGAAAGTCGAAAAAACCGTTGACGGAGAGAACGAGATTATTACCATTACCCGCCCAATCAACGACAAACCCAAAAGCACCGCTTGTGTAAGCCGTACCGTTAAGGCTGGCACCGTTGCCCGTGTAAAGTATGCACGTTTTAACGACGATTTTAGCGTTGAATCCGGTGAAATGGTAAAACAGTTTGATGGCGTTCTTGATGCGGAAAAGGTCGAAAAAGCCTTGCACAACGCTGAACCGTGCACCAAATGGCAAGTACTTGACGTTCAGCCCAAAGAGGAAAACACCATGGGAATTCCGCGGGAAGTGTTTAACGCCGTGGCTGTACCTATTGACCGCCCGCTTTCGCAGCAGTAAAATTCAATCGTTCCACCGGGTTTACCGTAAAGCCCGGCCCCATATGGCATAAAGCCAAAATAAATTAAAAGAGGGTATAAAAATGAAAATGCAACTTATTACAATCAAGCCGAAAAAATTCGGCATTGACAACGGTTTTACAATCAAGCGCGAATTATTCGACAATTGCGGACTTGTGGATGCAGCCTTTTGCAATGTTACTATGTTCCGCGCTTGTGAAAGCGGCTTTATTGCGTCCGGTTTTTCCAGCATTTACAAGTCAACGATTTTGCACGATATGCATAACACCAATGAGTCCATTGACGATTTTGTAAAGGAGGTTTTTGCGCAATGATTTACAACACACGTTCCGACATTGTAAAAGCCGTTGAATATCAGTCCAGCTTGCATGTTGGCGGATCTAAAAGTCGCTTAAACTATTGCACGGCATGGATTATTAAACCCGACTTTTCCGATTTTCTGATTCTACAGAGCTATTCAACTATCGTTGCTGCCTATCAATTCTCTACCGGAATTTTGTGGGTGTTTGACTATTATAGTGCCACAACCGCGCAACACGTTGCAAAGTTTAGAAATTGGGTCAGGTACAAATACAATACAGCCCGGAATTATCCGGTAACTGTTAGATTATATAACGACTCAAGAACCGGCAAGCGCGCAGCCCGCAAAAACCTAGACGACGACTTTGCAAGCGTCATTTCAACCGCATTAAATCAGCACTGACCCAAAAAATAAAATATGCGTTGCCCATAATGGCAGCGCATTTTTTATGCAATTTTTAATTAGAACTCTTTACTATTAAGTATAAATAACTAGCAGTAGTTAAGCCTAACTGACAACCTGTGAAATTCTTAACACACTTTAGTGATTTAGAGTTCTAAAGCGATTGACAAATCCTTAACACACTTTACCGATTTAAAGCGCTAAAGCGTCCATCCGTTAAGAAAAAATGGTGAGCATAGGCATTAACCTTAATACAAACCCAGCCGCGCCGCCCACCGGGGGTGTTGCAAGAATCCTAAAAATAAATCGGGGTTCAATTTATTAAATACGTAAATCCCCCTCTCCCTCTCCCCTCTTCATTATTAAGAAAATAGGTGATACTTATGATTACAAGAAAAGACCTTGCTCCATTAGATGACGCGTCACTAGAAATTTGGATAAATGACTTAAAGCATCGTAAAGATGAAACCTTAAGGGATTTATACGTTTTCTCTAGAGATTTTTATGCTTGGCCCTGCCGCGACCATTATAATGGAGAGATTTGCGATGGTTGTAAAAACTATGATTTTTGTCAGAGTTGTAAACTAACAATGGAAGAAGTGAAACATGAATTAGAAATAAGGTTTACAAAGTGACAATTTATATGTAGAAGGTGATACAATGCGTTATGATGTTCCCATTCATCCCATCCCCATCGGCTCAATCATTAAATACAATGTAAGAGAATATGGTTATTTCTATGGAGACGGCCAAGAGAAAAGAGCAATTACAATTGCTAAAATTGGTAAGGTTATTGATATTATAGAGCATGATGGCAGAGTAGTTTATTATTCTGTAGCACCAAGTTCTAACTGTACATTTAATCAATATTTTGTGGGTGATTGCTTAGATTCTGTTTGGCCAGAAAATGTGAAGGGTGTTTACTATGACTATTGAAGAATTGGTTAATGCCAATAAAGATATGTGCTCGCACTCAATATGTGTTATACGTTGTCGGTATAATAAGTCTAAAGGTATGTCTAGCGATGATACTGTAAACGGATGTATACTTTATCAAGATGAATACTCTTTAATGCCTAATGTTCTTAGGAATTTGAAAGTAACGAGTTTCAAGTTTACAGGTTATAAATCATTTGGCAAATTGGAAATTTGGGTGATATAATTATGACAATTAAAGACCTAGATACAGAAACCCTTACCCTACTTAATAAACTATGCAATAACTGGTACATTAAAGCTTGCCCCTCATGGCTTACACACTTTATGGATAAGGATTGTCAAGATTGTCAGCTTAGAGAGTTGTGTTATCTGCTTGACAGTTATTATAATGACATTAGAAAAGAGTTAGCTTTACGACAGCAGGAGTAACGTTATGGCAAAGAACAAAGAGTTTAAGCGCCAAGCCGAAGCAACTAGGCTACTGGGAAAGATAGGTGCAACAAGGCGTAAATCCAGAAAAGCAGGTATCACTGTAACAGGTGAGCTTAAAGAAAGTCTTAGAGGTAGACAATCTCCTGAAATTGCAAATGCTCTGAAATTTACTGCTAACACTGCTCTTGATGAAGCTGAAAAACTGTATAATGACCTTATTGATGCAGCTAATAATGTTGAAGATAAAACGTCACAAAAGCTAATGCAAGAGTATCTATCTAAATATTCAGAGCATATTAAATCATTAAATAAATCTGTCACAGATAGTTACAGGTCATTAAGAGTAGCTAATCGTCTTGAGGATGTATTTAACTATAGCGATGCCGCATATAAGATTCTTAGAAATCCAGATGCATATTTTGGTAAAAAGAAATGGGGAGCAATTTCCGGTATTCTTAACAATCTTATGGGCACATATAGCAGGAATATTCCACCAGACGATTTGAAAAAATTATGTGCATTAGGTCAAAAGTTAGGACTTGATACTTTGGCAGATATGGATAGAGCTTATTCAGAATATGACAATCTGCTAAGAAATTCTGACCAAATTGGTAAAGTGCTTGTTGATGCAAGTGATAAACTCAGGTCTATTACACAGGGCAATGAAGAGTTCATAAATAAGCATAAAAAAGCTTATGAAGAATTCACAGAACTTGCATCCAAGTATAATTTGTGGTAATAGTCACACGAATGAAAGAAGGTGGTGCTATATGTGAGAAAGCGCAACGAACACAAGTATTCAACTATCATATATTGCTATGATATTGAAACATCATCCTTAATGTATGGTGAGGATGAACTCAAAGAGCACTTGCAAAGCACTTATCTTCACGGCCTAGCTTCATTTGCTTATCGTCCAATACCTCATGCACCATTTAGTGACTTCGAGAATGAAATGGATTATAATTTCTTTAGAACTTATGATTCAATTTCTTCTGAATTTGAGAGAATCAATGAGGACGCTAAGAATAATGATGAATACGTTAAAATCTTTGTGCATAACTTGAGCTATGAATTTGAAGCAATGATGCGTAACATAAATTTCTGCATTAAGAACTTTAATCCTAAACGTTTCATTGCAGTTGCTCCGCACCAGCCATTAGTAGCAGCTTTTGACCATCTTGAATTTTATGACAGCTTCAAGATTCTTTCCTGTAAAAGTCTTGAGCTTATAGGTACAGAGCTTGGAGTTCCAAAACTTAAAGAAGTCAAAGGCGGTTATGACCAAAAATATTATTGGTGGTCAGATTTACCTGATTCTGAATACATTTACAATGAACGTGACTGCAAGCTAGTTTTGTATGCACTATGTCGCTATATGGCAAACTTCACTAAAGTTGATAATGTATCAGATATTGGAGTATCTAACACATCAATGATTAAGCGTGAAACAAGGCTTAACAGAAATATTGCTACAGATAAAGAAGTCCATACCGCACAATTCACAGCAGCAGTAGAACTCAAGAATAATGAACCATTTATGGAGTTCTTTCAAAACTGTCTTGCAGGTGCTTATACTCATGCTAATCCTTACGCAGTAGGTAAAATATTTAAGGATGTTTGGTGCTTTGATGCAAGTTCTATGCACCCATCAGCAATGTATGGTAGGAAATTCCCTTATAAATGGAGAAAGGAGGTTAATCCTAATGAATGTTATCAAAATTTCCAGTCTGCAAACTATGAGTTCTTATCTGGCTGCGAAAGCGGCGCTAACTCAGGGTTCTTTGATTATCCCGACCAGCGGATTGAGTTATATGGATGTAAAGATGTTAAATTCTATTCAGTCCTCCAAGCAGCATACCGTGAATCAATCTTGTTTGAAAGGCCAATAAAATATAACTTCATGGCCAATGTTACCTTTTATAATATTAACGCTAAGGATTTTGGTAACTGTATTTATAGCTATATCAGTACATCCAAATGCAGCAATATTAAAAATGGTAACTTCGACAATGGTAAAGTAGTCAAAGCAGATGAACTTACATTTCATGGCTGCGATATTGACTTTATGTTAATTCAAATGCTTTATGATTATACTAGTTCAGAATGTGATGAACTTTATTATGCAACAGCCCACAAGTTTATTAACAAGCCTTTACGCAATACAGTTAAATACTATGCACGCCAGAAAACAGGATTCAAGAAGCTTGAGCATAAAGTTGCTGACCATGTAGAAACGCTAAATGATTTTACATTTGAGGGATTGAAGCTTTATGATGATTCTGTTGCACAAGAAATTATGAATACCCATAACAAGGATTTAGTTCATTTCGCCTTAATGGCAAGTAAAGGTGGATTGAATGGTCAGTATGGTTGTTCAGCAATGAAGCCATTACGGCAGGAAGTTGGCGTGCAGGGGGAAGGTGATAAATTTGAGTGGATTCCAACTGGGGTTAAGTTTCTTAAATCCAGAAATTCCCTAAATATTTTCACAGATGGTTTATATACGGTTGCTTATAGTAGACTGCACATTATTTGCTTTATGCTCTATCTAGTATTAAGCCAAGGTATTGAACCTCTCTATCATGATACAGATAGTGGCTATTTTGTAGGTTACAATGAGAACGTTCAAAAGGCCATTGATAGGTTCAATGAGAATATTCTCAATAACAGTGAGAATAAAGATTGTTACAATTTTGGAATTATGGACTTTGATGGTCACTATGAGGATTTTGTAACATGGGGAAGTAAATGCTATTGTGCAACATACTTAGATGCAGATAAGCACTTAAAAGTTAAGGCTACTGTAGCAGGTGCAAGCAAGAAACAGCTTTCCGAATTGTTTACGCAAATAGTAAACGATGAAGATTTTGAGTACCTAGTACAAGAGTATTTTCGCCCTAATATAAGTTATGATGAATCCATAAACAAGAAACTTATTCGTAAAACCCCAGGAACGCATATTATAGGAGATTTTAAGGATGACAATGGAGAAACAGACCACTTAGATGAATATTCTGTAACTGTACTAGAACCTTGTGGCTATACATTGCGCTCAACAAACAGTCCTGTTAATAGAATGTATTATTCATTCTGTTATTCATTACGTGGAGAATCGTATATAGATTATTTGCCTGAAGTTGTTAGCATAAATCATGACGAAAATGATAAAGAACTTTATGGGACTTATCATAAAGTACAATCTGACAAAGAATATGCTATGTTAATTGACGGCAATCCTGCAAGTATATTCCAGTGGGAATGGAGTGATAGGAGATGATTTAATTGAAAGAAAAAGATTCCTACAGAATCAGTAGAAGAGCTACATGTCCTTATTATATTTCTCATACCACAAACTACATTCGCTGTGAGGGTATGAGAGTGTCACGCCAAGAGTACAACCTTAAAACCGATTGTTGTGGCCAGTATAAAAACTGTCCTCAATATAAATTTCTTACTTATCATTATTTAACAAAGGAGAACTAACTATGTACACTAACAAGAAAGCATCCACCAAGAAAGCATCCGCTAAGGCCAACAATTCTGCTAAGTCTGCTTCTTCCGTCATTACTGATATTCGTATCTTCCCTATTAACAACAAAAAATCTAATTGCTGTGCTATGGTTTCTGTTACTCTTGCAGATGTTTTCTGCATTACTGGCATTAAGATTATGGATGGAAGTAAAGGGCTGTTTGTTGCAATGCCAAGCGCAAAGAATAAAAAAGATAAATGGCATGATATTTGCTACCCCATCACTAAGGAATTTCGTAAGGTTATGAGTGATTCTATTCTTAACGCTTTTGATGCCTTGCAGGAAGATGAAGATGAAGATGAAGATGATGAAAGTGAGGATGACTGACAAGCTCCCTAGTGAATTTCCGCCAGACATTGACGATGATTTGCCATTCTAAATAAGTAGAAAAAACACCCCTAAGTGGATAACCACCTAGGGGTGTTTTATTTAACTAATATTAGGACGAAGAACTTTAATAGCAGTCATACCATTGTTGTTATCCCAACGAGGATAATCCATAGGAGTTCCATCTTCATTTCTAATACGGTCAAGAATTACAGGAGAAATACCAGACTGGAATCCAGACAAGCTAACAGTGAATTCAGTTGAAGCATGGCGCTTACAGTATAGGATAACAGATCTAGAATCCTTATAATAATATAGCTTATCTTCGTTGTCGATAATATTCCAAGTAACTGTCTTGCCTGTACCAGCAGACGCACTAAAAATTGATTGACTAAGTGCGCGGTTGTCAAATGCACTAATATCGAGCGATGTACTTGTTTGGTTTTTTGTAATATAGATTTTATAATCAATGTTAGTTCCGTCAGTGAGGTGGATACACCCCTGTGATGTATTCGTATCAACTGGGATAATTGCAAATTCCTTATACTGGTATGGGTCACCAATCGTTGACTGCCCGGCTACTGTGTATTGCATCTGATTAGTGATAGCTAAATCAATGCAACGGTGTTCACCAGCTGCACAAATAAACTGACCGCGTTCTTCGGCACCACTACCAAAGATATATTCACGCTTAGTATAAATGTAAACGTCATCAAGCTTACATACAGCATTAGTAACAGGATAAGTACCAATTGACTGAATGGTCGTACTAACTTTAGCGGTACGGTTAATAATGCCACCATTAACAATGAACTGTGGATTAGGGCTAGTACCAATCAGAGCAAGAGCTGCATAACCAGTTTCAGTAGTAGCAGTTTCATCATTACAAGTATAAATCAGATTGTTAATGTAAGCTGCTGCTTTGCCAGGGCCATCGAAAACAAAGGCAGTGCGACAAGTATCTGCATAGAAGTTAGTAACATGAATATCATTGTTAGTAACCTTGCAAGCGATTGTGCTATTCCACCATGTATTAGCATCTGTACCGCCTGTACCCCCAGAGGGAATACCATGATAGCTAATCCAGTTACAACCAAACACATTAGTACGGCAGTCAAAGCCAACCTGACACACCATGTTAGTAAGGTTATTACATTCGCAGTCAGGAGCTTTATCACCCCAGAAAAACGCAACAGAACCAGTCCAGCGTTCCACCGGAGTATTATCGCTAAATCCCCACACAGCTACATTATCCATGTAGCAGTAGCGGTTCAGAGTGCTATTGTTGGGCTGCAAGTAAACACCATAACTCTTAACGCCATAGATAGATACGTCATACAAGCTGTTATCTGTATAAACGTTGGTGGTAAAAACAACACCACCAATCATACCATTACAGATAATATCCAAATGAGCAATAACAACATTACCAGTTACGTCATCACCCGATACAGTAATAACGCCCTGACTACCAAATGCAGTAGGATTAGCAGTATACTTTAAAATAGTGTCACTTTTACCACGCCGAGGGTCACGAGAAGAACCAGCACCATACAAGCTATGCTTAAGCTGTAAAGGAGCACTTACTTTATAAGTACCAGCAGGGATAAACAGAGGTTCATTCTTAGTGTGAGTGTTAATGGTAGCAGTAATATCATCAGTACCATCCATTTTAAGGTCTTGATAGGTACGAATATCAACAGGAGAGCTTGGGATAGTAGTAAAGTCAGCATCATCACGGATAATTGCAACTTTATGCTTGTTACCATGATTATCAAAAAGTGGCCACCAGTCAAAATCATCATTATACTGGTTAATTACCATATTACTTCGAACTTTGCCATCTAAGAAAACGCCAGCATCACTGCCAATCGTAATAGGTTCGGTGGAACTGCTAGGAATAGTAAAAACATCGCGATAACCTTGCGTAGACCTATATGCAAAAGTATGCGCTTTGATTTTATAATCGCCGTCTACCGTCTGATTCATGTTACCACTGACAGTCTGGTCAAGATTTCCAGTAGTGCTTTTATCAATCTTCTTAGTAACATCAGCACGAGCCTGAGCGTCTTTTACATCATAAACGGAATTATCAATCTTAAATTTGTCAACAACAGGATTTGCCAATTTAAGTCACCCCTTTATATCAAGTAGTTGCGTGCGTATTAGTGGTAACAACTTTGATAGTGGTATCGGCAGAGCTATAGGTAACAGTAACACGAGGGAGTTGCTCAAGTGCAGTAGCTTTATTAAGTGCATTAGTTGCTTTAGTAGATGCAGAATCAGCAGTAGTTTTAGCAGCAGTTGCATCTTTTTTAGCGGCATCAGCAGTAGACTTAGCAGTGTTGGCAGTAGTAGTAGCACTATTAGCTTTATTAACTGCATTAGTTGCATTACTGGATGCAGTGTCAGCAGTAGACTTAGCAGTGTCAGCAGTAGACTTAGCAGCATTAGCTGTAGACTTAGCACTAGCTGCATCAGTACGTGCTACAGAGTCTTTAATTTCACAGATAGTACCATCAACATTGATTTGCGTTACAAAATTAGTAGTTTCAGCCATATATTATTACCTCCATTATCAAACAGTATGAGTGCCGGCAGTAATACTAATCGTTTCAGTATCTTTCGTATAGGCAACTTCAACACGAGAGAGCTTTTCCAGTTCAGTAACTTTGTTAAGAGCATTAGTAGCATTAGTGCTTGCTGTATTAGCAGCACTACGAGCTTCACTGTCTTTAACAATTACTTCTTGGTCGTTAAGGTTGAACTTAGATACATAATTACTTGGCATAATATCACCTATCCTTATTTGCCGACAATTTTGATAGTTTCCACGGGAGCATCATAGATATGAATATCTCCACCAGTAACAATTGTGCCATTATTAGGATTAAAGAAACCAAAAGAAATAGAAGTATCATCTTCATTATATTTGGCAACTTTTAACGATAGAATATAGTTCAAACGTTCAGCAATTGTGGTCTTAGCACAGTTGGTGCCCTCAATATACCGTGTACCTGCATCCATAGGCTTAAGAATTACATACAAGTCATTATTAAGCCAAACAAGGTCATTAATATTACGATTAGCACTTGCAGTAGTTTTTAACTCTTCATCAACGGGAGTGATAGCAAGCTTAACACTTCCCCAGAGTTCAGAGAAGTTACCAATCTTAGTCCAGTAATCTTCATTATCAATATCAATGCCAATAGGTACAGGCTGAGTGCTTAAATATCCATCACCATTGACAGTAACAACAACTGTGTTACGAGGATACTGTTTGGTAATATCCCACTGAATAGGGTCTGCATAACTAATTGAGCTTGTTTCAATATACTGCTGCATTACCTCAATAACCTTAGATACCATTTCATAGTAACTAATGCTATCATCATAGGCAACAGGAATTACAGAACGGAAAAGCTTATCCAAAGGATTGTACTTCAAACCTAATCACCTCTTTACCATAAACGCATAAACAGAACTTCCATATCTCTATATAAACAATTATAGATATTTGTGTTTTCTTTCATATAATCGTTCATAATAGATACGAGAGAACGACCACGATAACCTTTTTCTACATGGTCAAGAACACGATGTTCATTACCGTCACGATTTTCTTTTGTGTTGTTTTTATCATCCTGAGTGGTATTGCTATTACTATTAGAGCTGGCATTAGAGCTAAAACTATTGACAGAATTTGCCTTACTATGGTCAGCATCCGACATATACTTACCGGCAAGAAAATTATCAAGACTACCCTGCGGAGTATCAGTATGAGTGTTGGTGTTCTCTCCATTGCTGTTAGAATTGGAAGTATAATTGGAATTGTTTGTGCCGCCAATATTGACCTTACTATTCTTGGTTCTATCCTCTGTATTCACATCATGATGTTCAGTATTTTCATCACTGGTAATTGAAAAGTCATCAGTTAAGAACATTTCATACTGTTTATCAAGTGCTTCAAATAGAGGATTGTAATAAGGCATATGGCTGTTCATCCAGTCATCCAGACGCAGCTGCCAAAGGCCGAAGGTTTCAGAACCAATTTCATTTGTATAGAAATGCTTAAGAATATTGGTTTCAAGCTCTTTGCGCTTGTTTTCATTCCAGATAGGATAACTAAAATTGAAGATTTTAGGACGAGCACGCTCAATAATTTCTGTATAAGAAATATTGGTGTAAGGTTCAACAATACCTGCTTTTGATTCACAGATAAAGCGTACTTGAGTTGTATATTTACTCATTGTCCTTATCACCATCCTCAATATTAGTGTCGCTTAAATTCTCTTCATCTTCGCGTCCTTCCATAATCTTGGTTAATTCAAGCTGGGAACGCATAGATACAGATATATTGGTGCCAAAGAGCCTGTTATAATCCTTACAAAATTTCTGGCGAGAATACAATGGAGAAAGGCGGTCTGCTTCTACCTGACCTAAGGTCATTTGAACTTCCGTAGTAAACTGCCGCTCTGCTTTCATATTGTAGTTACTCTCAATACCTAAATAGGTAAGAGCTTCCGCAAGAGTTTCTTTTTTCTGTTGCTCTAACTGCAAACCAATGTACTGAACACCTAAATCAAGAACACCAATCATGTTCTTAATATCATCAGTAGAGGGATTGCCTTTAAGATACAGCCAAGGGTCGTATTTATCTTGCTGATACACCAAGTTTTGTACAGAAAGTTTTGTATTCTCATTTGCATAAGCAATTCTAGGAGTTTTCTGTGCAGCAAGGTTTAAGTCAATCGTTCTGTCTATATTGGTAAGACGTTGTGCAAACTGTTTAATAACAATAGCATCAGGGGAGCGGCGCATATTACACCAAAGGTAAGCACAGTTTTGTTTATTAAGGCCAGTTTTTTGATAATTAGAATTGTAGCCATAAGCACGAAGATATTTAGGGTCACCAATAATGTCAAAGTTATCACTGGGCATAGCAGGAAGAATCAAGTTACCCATAACAGGGTCATGATAACCAGCCATTAAAGGCTGCCAGAACAAGAATTGTTCAATGAATCGTTCATCCAAAAAAGGAGAATCGTCAAGCCCTTCCCATTTGAATCTTGCAAGTGCTACATCATACAAGCGATTAAACCAGTTAGCATAAGTTGCAACAGTTAAGTCATAAGAATCAATCCAAGGTGGCTGTGGTTTTTGTGAACGTTTACTCATTTACTCACCTACTTCTGGAATACGTTTAGTAATAGGATTGTCAAGTGTATAATTACCAACTTTGCGTGGGTCATGCCAGAACGTTACACCATGGTTAAATACAGCAGAGATAGTCTCAGCAGCTTCTGGGGGAATTTTACCGAGACAAATAAAATTAGCAGTTTTTACATAGTTCCAAATTAACCTGCTATCAATATTAGGAGTTTGAACCTCATGAATTGGATAACCATACATAGACCAATAGTTATCAATAATCTTAGCAAATTCTGCTGTGATTTGACGATAACTTACGCGCACTACAGGGCCTGCACAGTCAGTTCCTGGGAGATTATTATCATCCAGAACCTCAGTATAAACAAAATATGGACTGACAGAACCGTGATTCTGGGGCGGAAGTCTATCCATATCAATACGCTGTGCCAAAACATTAGCGACATTGAAACCTTGGTCAACAAATCCCTCAATAGCATTAACACTTTTACTAGGATAAACTGTCTTATTTTTCTTTGCTGCTTTGGCCATTGCACTTTTGTCGCTTGCAACAGCAGGGACAATATTTAATGCGCTAAAAGCAGTATTCACAAACATACCTGCATTTTGAACAGCAAGAGAGCTTGCGTTTTGTGCAAGATATACCTTATAAATATCTGTATTATAAGAACACATAGGCCAGTTGCTTAATGCAAATACATCTTCGGTATTAGCACCAACCACGCCAGCATAATCATAAGGGGCAAAAAGTGCAGTCGTTTGACCACCACGCGACATAACTTCATAGCCAATGTTGATGGAACCTTTTAATTGATTTCTTAACTCAAATTTGTACACATGGTTATCACCCTGACTTGAGTAAAACCTAAGGTAATTATAGGGATATGTAAAAAGCTTATTATTCTTAGGAACATATCCATCAATATTCTTAGGCAGTTTATAAGTTTTATCATATTTACCACTATCAGCAATCTTAGGAACCATGTAAATTCCTAAAATTCCATCGGGTGCCTGACCACCTTTTACAGCAGCAGTAATAAAATCATTAGCAGCTTTTACAGAATCAAAATAATTTTCTTTAGTTGCGGCATAGATACCATAAGCATTATTGCCTTGTGCAGGTTGAGAGCTATCTCCTGTTCCATCGAATGTAGTCACAATACAAATTTGCTTATCAAAATCAATGTTTTTAATAAGTTTATCAATATAGGGGCCAGTATCAAAACTTTCAGGAACCAAATTCTTACCAAATGTATCATCGTTTACATGAGAACGCTCAATAAAACAAGGCTGTAATGTTACATGATTAAACCAAGTTTGCATAACATCAACAGTAAAATAAATTCTGCTGGTTTCGTTTGCAACATATTCTACACTATCAATAAAGGCATAATACCATTTATCTGAAAAGTCTGCGTTCTGAAATACGATATAATTACATGGTTCAATCGTTTCAGCATTAACACCAACAGAGAGATAATGCTCTAAACGCTGATAAGTATAATTGGTAAGATGAATAACGGATTTAGAAGTGAAATAAGCAAAACGCGAAGAATCAGACTGAAACCTAAGCACATGATTATAGGTTTTATCTGTAGGGATACCCTTACAGATATAAAGTTGCATATTTGGCAATTTGCATTTTCAGCTCCTTTCAAAATCTGTAGGGTGGTTTACACATCATCCAAATTGGAAGTTTACGTTTTCTTGTGGGAGTAGGGCCAGGGCCTGGTGGTGTAGGTGGTTCAGGTGGTTCAGGTGGTGTGGGTGGATTTGTAGCATCCCATTCAACATTCCATGTACCTACTTCATTAGGAATACCAAGAATAGCAGAGGGGTCAGTTCTGTAAGCTGTTCCGTAACCACCTATCCAATATTCCCAATGCGTATGAATACCAGTAACATTACCTGTTAGTCCTTGCTCACCAATATATTGACCACGAGTAATTGTTTCACCAACATTATGAATCTGACTAACAAAATGAGCTGCAAGCCAATAGCTATTATCGCTCATTTTAACTACAATGTAGTTTCCCCAAGAATCGTTACCAGTCGTGCCCCCTTGCCAAGTATGGGCTGTTTCAACCGTACCTGCCATTGGTGCATAAGATTGATGATTTGTGTGTACCGTGTCAATACCACCATGAACTGAACCATCATCATAATGTGGATAACCTGCTGAAACTCTGATTGTGCTTTGGTCAGTGATACATTGTTTATAGGTAGCCATAATCAAAGCAACGCGTGATATCGTATGCGCGCCCCACGTTTAGGAGGATAAGCCTACATGCTTAAGAAAATGTCAATTATCAAGCCTTAGTAGTAAACTGCACAGCGTTTGCAAACGGAGATGCAGAATAGATACGCCAGATATGATGGAAGTAGTTCCAATCCAAAGTGGAGCCAAGGTCAGTTTCACGCATGGTGTTCAGCTTAGTGTAAATCTGGAAGAAGTCACGGTCAACCATAAGCGCCTGAATAGCGGTCATGTCTTCATCGTTAGGGGTAACGTGAGTATAAGTCTTATCGCCACCAGTTGCAACAGTTACAGAACTAGAGCCAGACGGGTCATTACCAGTAAGCAGGTGTTCCAAACGTTCCACTTCGTACTCATTAAGAGCAAAGCTGTCAACTTCCAGACGATGCCCCATAAAATCTGCTTTATCCATGTTAAATGCACTTGCCAGAACATCAACGTCAATAGAAGCAGAAATATCAACAGGAACAATAGTATACAGACGTTCAGCCGGAGTGTTCATAGGAATACCAGCAGCGTTATACTCCTTAGAAATGAACTTCATCTTGCCATAAATCTGGCGGAACTTCTTAACCAGGGTCTTGCCAGAAGCTTCATCAGTAACGGCAGAAACGGTTACTTTCTTAAGCTTTTTGTTCTTTACCAGCTGATACAGCAGATACTTCTTCATGATGAAAGCATCCAGTTCAGCAGGCTTATAAATCTGGTCGATGACGTTCTGTACAAAAGCAGACAAATTAGCTTCACTCATGAAAGCAGTTTCCAGGGCTTCACGGTTGACAGTTACCTTGTACTTAATACGAGAGTTCACAGCATGGTAAGCAGTGTAAACCTTAGCAGGGTCGCTACCAAATTCAGCTTTCATAACTTCGTCATTAGTAGCACGGTCAGCAGAGAAGTAAGGTGTTGCTTTCTGCATCATTACATAAATTTCCTGAACAGTAGCACCAGTACCCAGAACACCCTTATCAAAAACCTGCCAAGGGTCTTCAAAAGAAATGTAACGCATAACGGTCAGGCCAATACGGTCAACCAGAGCATTACAGAAATAGTTCAGACGCGGTTCATAAGAATTGATAAACGACCATGCGGATTTAATAGATTCAGTAGTGTTTTCAATCTTAGGAGCGCCACCAAAAGTAGCATCACTACCAAATACAGCGTTAATAATACCAACAGCAGCAGAAGCCATAGTTTAATTACCTACCTTTCTTAATAGTAATCATATAAGTTGTGGATGCGATAGACAATAAATAATCAACTAATTAAATGTCTTTGAGTAAATAAATGCCGTAATACCAACGTTCACCTTTTTCGAGTGTAGGAATTCTAGGAAAGCCACTACGAAGAGTAAGATAACCACCCTCCATAGTCATAGGCACAAGAGCATTATCGCTCACGGAATTCGTGTTAGTCATAATCAAATAATTCTCATAGTGATATACACGGTCACGAATCGCCATTGGTACATCTTTAAGTATTGCGCCATGAAAAAGCATGTAATTATCGTGTATATGAATAAACAGCATGTTCCCAATAACAGTAAAGTTTTCATCATTGTAACTAAAAGGTCTACTCATAATCTATCACCTACTTTCTACCAAACATTTTCTTGACAAAGGCCTGTGCAGCTTCATCAATTGTAATAGTATTACCATTAGGTTTCTGATATTCATCATTAGGCTTATTATCATCATTCAGAAATGCTTTAACATAATCTTTGCGAAGATTGTCATAAGCTTCATGCCAGTTAGATGCACCATCTGGACAACCACTAGTAAACTGTTCTGCTTCATTGCGACATTCATCAAATTCATCGAGAACGCCAGCAATTAGAGTTCCCTGTTCATCAGGTTTAGCATCGACAAAGCCACCAAGCATTGCAGAAATTTCATCACGCGTTTTCATTATTTATTACTCCGTTCATAAGTAAGTTTAAGATTCTCACAGAGAGCGATAATTGCTTGCATATCAACGCCAGTTGCATGAATCTTAATGTAGTCACCTTTAGAGCTTTCACGAGGGACAGAATGATAAGAACCAAGGTGCTTAATTACTGACTGTGTAGCGCAAATAAAATTATCGTCAAGCCAGTTCAAAGGATTAACACGACAATCATGATAAATTACTTCAAAATGAAGGTGTGCACCATAGCAATTACCAGTTGCGCCAGAATACCCAATAAGCTGACCCTCGTAAACGTGTTGACCGTTTTTGACGAGACACTCTTTAAGGTGTGCATAGCGTGTTTCAAGCTTAGAACCATTATAATTGTTATGCCTAATTCTAACCATGTTGCCATAAGACTGCATCCCAGTTTTGGTTCTACCATCCCAGCTCTGTACCTGATTCACTACACCATCCTCAGCTGCATAAACAGGTGTGCAGGGAGCAGCGCGCAGGTCGATAGCATGGTGGGAAGAACCGTCATTGTAAGTCCAGCCAGCTGTGATAATGTGCTTCTCTAAAGGCCAACAGAAAAGAACATCACCATTTGCTTTCCTCATTTTTCTTCATCTCCTTTAAGTTTTTCAAGATAAGGCTTAAACAGAGCAGAAAGTTCAGGATTTACAGCACACATATTCTCCATAATGCTGATAAATTCCATAATGCAAATATAAGTAACCACGGAACCTACAAGGGGAATTGGGATACCAAGCTCAATATACTGCATTGCGTATTCGATACCATAAGAGCCTACCACTGCAAGAATCTCCATGCACTTGTGATAGCCGCCCTCACGCATGATACTGGAATTATAAGAACCATCATGCTTTGCTTTAATTAGCCCTGTTAGAATGTCAAATGCGATAAAACCCAGAACAATAACAAAGGGCATAAACTCAACTCCTAACATTATACACCTACAATCTTCAAAATGTCCATCAGGTATCGCCTAATTATTTCATCTTCACAGTACAGACCTCCCAACCGATATTGTTTAATTATATATAATAACCAGTTAGGACGTGGAGTGCGCGCAATCAAAATGGTGTTATAATCGTGGTCATCATTTGTCAATGCATAAATCACGCCGCTACCTGGACTGTATTTTCTAGAAAGATAACATTTACCGGAAGAGAAGTCTACCCATAAGCCTAAATAATCATCATGAATCTTAAAACCAAACTGATATTTAGCTTCAGGAGTTTTCTTAGCAATTCCAACTACACTATCAAGATAAAATTCATTGTGAACGGCATATTTACCAAACTTGCTGCCTTTCATTAAACGGCCAAAATCAGTTTTCTCTTTTGCTTCAATGTATTCTTCATTATTAACAATTTGAATTAAGACTAATCCCTCTCTAGTTGTAGCAATTTGCTTTTTGTTAATCGGCTTTTTAATATCGAATTCTGTGAAATATGGATTTGCCCATGTAACAGCGTTTCCAAAGAAGAATACCACTACCCTGCGCATACGAGCAATAGTTTCATATAATTCACAGAAAAATGTCACTTCGTCTTTAAGGTAGCCATGATGGGTTTCATCCATAGCAATAAATTCATCGAAACAGATTTTGTTAACGAGTGGGAGTTCTTCTGATTTTGCACTTGAGATATAGCGAGTTTGGCCAGCAAGTTTACCATCTATATAGTAAGCTCCCTCTGGGGTTCCCTTTAACTCATGGTCAGGGAATTCATGAGCAACTGCCGCCCAGAAATTTTCTTTGGCTTTCTTATTCATTTCAGTTTTGTAGCGGCGGATATAAATAAATTGATTCCCGTTTTTGATAAAATCTTCAGCAGCCCATTTCTTAAAGCCATAAGTTTTACCACAACCACGAGAACCAACTACAAAATTAAAGAGCGCATTATAAGATAATGTGTTCTTTAAATCCCACCACATTGACATTGTAATACACTCCTTTCATATTTAATATTAAGCCGAGGACGCGACCATTATGCTTAGAGTTAGCGTTCCAATTAACTTGGATTACGAACATCTTGTGCTGTCCTTTTGGATGGCGGAGTAGGAGAAATGACGAACCTATAAAACCATCAAGCTAACAGGCGTGTTAGCGCGGCTCTATGGCTTTTGCACCGGATGAAGCTCATAGTTTGAACCGTGGTGGTAGAAATGGGCACAACCCCATTAACGTCCAATGACCAGTTTTCCGTTACTCTTAAAGAGTTCTACCATGTTAAGGGTGGCGAAAGGAATTGAGCTAGCAGTCATGCAAACCTATCCGTAACGCTTCACGCGCCTGACCACGGCTTAGGAGCATCAATCGTGCCTTTCGCTCCCTATGATTATATTATAGTTTACAATGTGTATAAAGTCAATAATACAGATTGTACTTTTTGTAAAATTAGGAATGATTATTACATAGTGTATAATGCTAATTATGGGATGGGTAAGAGGTACGATAAAGCGGACTGCATCAATAGTACGATAAAGCGGACTGCTAAAGGGTGAAGGTGAGTGGCGGTTTGAAGGTACGATAAACTGGACTCCAAAGGTTAAAGTGCTGTCTCTTATACACATCTCCGAGCCCACGAGACTAGCGCTCATCTCGT